TTATCACACCATCCTTGACTGTCAGCGTACTTATACATTTGCCTGTACAGGTTCCTGATAAGTTCCAGACTGGCATATTTTAGATTACACGCATCCAGGTTATCCTGCAGGTCTTTTGTGCGGAGGGAGCTAAATAATTTATCGTAGAGGGACGCACAGTTTTTATATGCGGCCTTAATTGAATATTTGGTTGCATTAGAGTATTTATTGCCTTCGGAGAATTTATCCATGTAGAAGGTCTCGTAGACCTCTGAGAAGGTCTTTTCCGGCTCGTCCGGTTCAATTCCCTTGACGCGGTTGTAATCAGCCAGGAGTTTCCGTGTTAGATCATCGAGCTGTTTGGTTTCATCCGGGAGCAGCAGAGTGGCTTCCATACCTGGGGCGTAGGTGCCGGCTTTGTAAGCAGTCAATACGATGAATCCCTTCATCCAGGTATCAACATAGCATAAGGCCTGGGGCCGATTTCCGTCGATGTCTGCTGGGGGATGGACGGCGTAAGGGTTTTTACGTTTCTTTCCCAGGTAACGGATAGAACCATAACCGTTGGGGAGTCTAGGGTGTTTGCTTCGTGTTGGCATGGTATCAGTCCTTTCCGTTGCGATATCGCAACTGATTTTTTGGTATAAAAAATACGCCCCTTGCTAGGACGCTCCAGGAATGATATAATCCAAGTGTCTATGTTGATTATATCTTCCGGGGTGTCCGGTAAGAGAAAATCTATGTGAAAAGCTCTGGGAGTTTGTGGCTCCTGGGGCTTTTTACTGTCAATAGCCATTTATGATATTTCTTTCATTCTCATACTTATACGGTATTGCTCGGCATCTGGCACATCAATAAACTCTACAGTTTTGTCAAAATTTTTCTTTACCACTTCTTTTATCTCATCTAATGTTACATTAAAAAATTCTCGCCTTTGATTGACCATATTTAGTTTCCTATTTTCAAAAGCCCTGTGCAATGCTGCCTCCAGAGCAGGGGCATCGTCAGAAAATATCATTGCATGCACATCGAAATTAAATGGAACAGAAGCGTCACCTAATTCATCAATTCTCTCTTGCGGCTCTAAACGACGCGTCATTCCAATCTTATACACATTTTCACCAAACGCTCCAATATTGGAAATTATGTAGACATATCCGGCCCTCATATTAGCTTGTCTATAATCTACGTCATTGAGAGCTTTATCAATTTCGGAAAGTTGGCTTTCCAATTCGGCCTTTTTTAATAATAAATCCGGATTATCCGGATTGAGCTCAAGTTGCATTTGAAGTTTTTCAAAAGCCGTTTGGTAATGAGTTTGCTCTTTCTCGATTTTACGACGCTGTTCTTCTAATTCTTTCTGAATTTTTGCTTGTTCCCTTTGTTCTGCTCTTGCAGCCTTTAATTCTTCTTTTTCTTGTTGCTTTTTTGTTTGAAATTCAAAAGCAAGCCGTAATTCCTTCACTTTAGAATTAAGATAGTTCTGCGTAATTGAAATATTCATAATGGCGCCTAATTTAGATATAGCCTCTGATGATTTATAAATTTTATCAAGCGATGCATCAAAATTTGTATATTTGACTTTTGAAACCAACTCATCGCATTCGCTATTAAATGCACGAAGGAGAAGTTTTTGAGTATCAGATACCATTTTTCTACCTTTGGCTGCACTGCCATTTACTTCCCATTGTGTATTACCTGTAACAGCCTGCTTATTTTTAATCAATTCCTTTTGAGTGGCCCGTACTTCTGATAGCTTTTCTTTATAATCGAGCGAAGAAGCAAACTCAAATTGTGGTTTATACAGTCCAAACTCTTGGACAAGGATTTCATCGTCCATCCATACTATTTCTTTTTTCTTTCGCTGAATCTCATTGTCTAAAGCATTGATATCTGAATTTTTGGATGCAATAGTCAAATTCAAATCATCAATTTGTTTTTGATGGCTAATTTGTTCTGACTGTAACCTGTCTATTTCCTGCTTTAACATAAAAGCATCCTGCATTTCTGGAGTCATTAATGCTTTCAAGCTTTCATGTTCATGTTTCAACTGTTCCAATTCAGCCTTGTACTGGTTTCCCTTAAAGGTATCAAAGAATCCCATAATTATAGTCCCCCTAATCATATGTATTTTTTATTAAAAAGCCATTGGCTAATTAATCAGATGTTCCTAAATATTTATTCTTGTTTATAACATTCATTATATATTTATATCTTTCTACTTACTATCCTGTAAAAGATAATTTCCACGTCTCAAATTGCCTTGATAAGTCTGAGTTTGATATATCGTTTAAAGACTGAACTTGTATATTTCGCTCACATTGCTTTTTCGCAGACAATATTTCTAATTTATCAAGAGGAACTCCTGATAAATACTGTTCGGTTTCATACTTTAAGTTTTCAATGCGATAGTTGATAACGGCTTCTGGCACATGAAACGTATCGGCCATTTCTTTTTTGAATTTTTCGATATTTCTATAAGTATTTAAATAAGCGAAGCAACGTTTAATCATCGGTAGGAATACTTGGTACGGAACAAAAAATTCAGCTGCTCCCTCATTAGCTTGCCATTCTATAAAAGGATTTTGGTTGGCTTGCAATTTATCGAAACAATTAAAGGTTTTTTGATTTAAACATCTGTGTAAAGCAAGATGTATCATCTCATGGCCACAATCAAAATTTTGTTCTTCTTGGGATCTTTTGCAGTTCAATAAAATAACATCATCCTGTTTAGCATCTCCTATTATGGCCATTCCACGTAATCCTTTTGTTTGAAAGGGAACTGATTGAAGTAGAAAACCTCTACGCAATAGCGTTTGAACAAGGTCAAATCCATAACACATTCTACCTACTCCCAGGAAGTCTTTGAGATTTTCTACTTCCCTATAAAGCCCGTCTTTACTGTAATACAAACCCATATCTTATTATTTATCCCCCCGCAATTTTCTGATAGTTTCTAAAGCCAGTCGTATATCATCTGGGTCAATACCGCTCTCTTGGGCCTCCTTGGCATATGAGAGATATATACCTTTCAGTTCGCTATAAGGATTCCCATCGCCTTGCGAATCATCTTTTCCCGTCATGAGATAATTAGTTGATACACCAAGGTATTTTGCAATACTAATAAGTCTATCTGAAGGGAAGACACCTTTTCTTAACTGACTAATATAACCATTGGAATATCCTAAATCCTTTTCTAATTTTGAGATGGGAATTTTTTTGCTTTTGCATATTTGTCTTACTCTTTCAACGCTATCCACGTAATGCCTCCTATGATTTTAGAGAAAACCCATAAAATAAAATATAGTATACTCTCAAAATATGTTTCTGACAATTCATATTTTAGATTATTCTCTAATGTTTGTCAATGCTTTTCTCTAAAAATCCCTTATATTTTAATAGAAAAGGAGGTGCTGAATTGCTGTACGATAAGATAGTGCAGTTCTGCAAAGAAAACCACATACCACTTTACTCTTTTGAAAAAAGGTGTGGACTTGGTAACGCTACAATAAGAGGATGGAAAACTTCTAATCCCAGGATTGATTCTATTCAAAAAGTAGCGAAAGAAATGGGCGTACCAATTGAAAAGTTGTTGGAGGAGTCAGAAAAGGAGGAAACGTAATATGAATGAAATTAAGATTTCTGAAAAGAAAGAACTAGGGTTTAAGGCGAGGACCATCCTTAATCCTGACGGCAGCATTTCTGTAAATGCAGAGGACACGGCCGTTGGATACGGATGGACGCAGGAAAAGAAGGGAAAATTGTATATCCGCTGGGAGACATTAAACGGATATTGCAAGGAACTGGGATTTTCCCAAGAAGTTGGGAAAGACGATTATGTCCCGGAGTCCCTGTTTTACATGCTGGGTTTTAAAGCTGGAAATGACCGGGCGCTGAAATATCAGCAGTGGCTTGCCATGGAAGTATTACCCTCTCTGAGGAAGAATGGTTCCTATGAGATGCCAAAGGAAGAAAAGAAGGACAAGCTCAAGAAAGAATCCCGGGCCTCCGTCAATATGACGGTTAAGACAATCGACACCATTTTTAGCAGGGCAGGTGTTGACCCATTGTTCATAGCCGTGGAGGCAAAGCGCATATACGCAGAGGCCGGGTACGATATCAGGATACCACTCCTTACTGATAAGGAAACAATGTCAAAGCTGTATGACTGCACAAGCCTTGCGGAAGCGGTTGGGGCCTATTCGGAAAAAGGTAATCCACATACTAAGGCAATAAGTGCGATATTACAGAAACTGACGATTTCTGAGAGCGAGATTGTGACAACACCTTACAGCAGGAATGGTCATGATGGAGTAACCATCCAGTACAAGCCATCGGTTCTTGTAAAGGTTAGGGAGTGGCTGGAGGAAAACTATTATCCCACCAAGATTCCCTATACAGATTCAAAAGGAAAGCAGACGATGTGCACGGTTGTATATCGAGATATGTAAATCATGGCTCATCTAAAAAGCAGTACGTTGACAACTACATCCATCCACAGCAGCCGTCCAGCTGTAAGCGGTAAGAACGTGAATCCGCTGTGAAGGAGTGTATCGGAATATAAAGTAATGGAAGGAGAGTGATACTGTGACAAGACTATGGCTAAGTCCTGAGGAAGCGGCCCCTGTCCTGGGA